CGAGGTGTGTCAATCGACAACTCACCATTCTGATAATCTTTCTGGAAGATGAAAGGACGCATCCTAACCATCTCAGCGTATTCACCATCTGCGTTACCAGTGCCCTTCTTCAGAGAAGCATCCTGCACGGCAGTTTGGTTGAGATAATCAAAGATTGGCGTGCCACCAGTAGCAATGTTGCCAGTATTAGTAGCAATCAATGTAGGATCAACTCTCTTAATCCTCATGGTATTACTACCATTCAGACCAGATGCAGTTGTAGTAACAACATCACCAGGACGGAGATCTTGTGCAAACTTGGTCCTGAAACCTGTAGCAAGAGCACCACTATTGCTAATAGTAACAGTAGAAGACTCAATAGAAGCGTTATCGTTGAGTAACCAGTTTGCTGCAAATGTCACAACGTTGCTAGAGTTTCTACCAATACAACGGCGGACATCAGAAAGGTTATAGGTATGTGCTGCTTCCAGGGTGCCGATGACACGACCGTCTCTTTCAATAACTTCATTATTCAGGAAGACACCAGAGACTTGCTCCAGTTTACAGTGGGTGCCACTACCATTATCAGCAACGAAACCACGAGCACCAGAGGTGCGACCTCTAAGCACATCACCAATATTGACAGTATTATTACCAGCTGCAAAGTTGATAGCAGTAAACATCTGTGGGTCAAAGAACCACATGTCATACTGGTTTACTTGATCAATCTGAATCTGGACAACACGAGCACGACCGATTTGGTTACCGACTACAGAGTTGGATACACCAATATTCCAGTCATCATACAATTCAATAACTTGATATGCATCAGACACACCTTCACCAGTCAGGTTAGGCCAACCATACTGATCATAGACCTTGACAAAGTTACCAAGTCTAAAGTGGATAATGCCGTTTTCTACACAAGCAAAATCTCTAGGTTTGGGAGCATCAACATATTGAGGTGTAAGGAATTCAGTCCTGTAACCTTTAACATATGCTCTACCTGGAGAGATCTCGTATGTTAAGAGATCATCTGTAGGAGTATTATTTTGCTGAGTCGTCTGAGCAGGAGTGTAGACGCCGTTGTTAAAACCATCATCCAGACACTCTCTTGCCTTAATACTGAAAGTGTCGATAACATAGTCACCAGACTCTTCGTAGGTCCGACGTGCAAGAGACTTCTCAAGCTCAGAGTATGCAGTAGAATCAACAAACTGCTCAACTTTACTATTATTGATTCGTAGCAATTCAACGAAATTCTTGTCAGTCGAATCATTGATTGCTTTCTTGACTAGAGAGGTCTTAATCTTAAATCTGTGACCGCCAGGTGCTGAGTAGTTTGAAGTGCCTGCAGCATTGTCATTCAGTGACGGATCGTCTTCTGGAGTAACAATAGATTCACTAACCTCAAGACCAATTCTATAAGAAGGATTATTGCTATATTGCTCAAGGATCAGGTTTGCTGATTGGACATCAACAAAGTGACCTCTAATAAAGTACACACCATTATTGATGTATGCTGCAGATGCAACTGCAGTAGAATCAACAGGCAGAAGTTGTGCAAAAGGAGATCCGATTTCGATCAGTGTAGTGCCGAAAGTGATTTCGTTTTCAGCAAGCAACTGCTCGTTAGGTTGGAAACCTTTAATAGTAGTATCTGAAACTGTATCGCCAGACTCAATATACTTAACGTATAGAGTGACGTAACCACGCTCAGATTCTGCAGCAGAGATAGAGTACAAGACTTTTGCCTTCACACCAGTCGTGATGCCCTCAACGATCTGACCATGAAGTTGAGTCCTGTAGGTCTCGACATCGACACCCAAGAAAGATTGTTGCAGAATGATTGCCTGCACATTCAGGTCATAACCCACCTGACCAGGGATAACCATCGCACCTTCTTTGAAGAAGTGCTGACCGATGGATTCAATCTGATTCTGCAGAATTGATTGCAGAGTCGTTAATTCACGCGCCTGAATAGGAAACCCAGGGCGGAAAAGCACTCGGTAGAAATTCTTGTCCTTATCGAAGTCGTCAAAATAAGGAGCAATATTTAGATTAGTATTCTGGGGCATCGGTTAGAACTCTACTACGATCTTAATGTCTTCGATTTGGTCACCAGCACGAGTAATCGCGCCTCTATTATCTATGTAAATAACCCGACCCGAGTTTGGCTCAACCTCTGGTTTTGCATAACCGTTGGTAAAGGACATACCCAAGTCATACTCAGTGTTGTTAATAACACGAGTAGAGGATCCTGAGACAATAGGGAAGTTGATATCAGGGTCAGCAGATGCACCAGATGTTGCACCCACGACAGGGTTACCACCCTCAAATTCAATCAGACTACCAGTGAATTCTGGGAAGACACCATCGATTCTATTCTGGTAATACTTGAGCACTTTAGTAGTGCTATTCCATGAGATAACACGTCCACGAGCAGTCACTTGCTGACCACCAATCGTGCGGGACTGTGTGATAATTTCGTCAGTAGCAAAGTTACCTGTGAAGGTAGGAGCAAAGATAACTGACTTTGTAGCAGACAGAGTAAGATCTGCTGCCAATTCTGTTGTACCGTATTTGTTAGGATTGATCACCAAACCGATACGACGGTAATCGTTATCAGTTGGGAAGTCACCACTACCTTCAGCGTAGGTAAACTTCGTGTTGATCATGACTCTATATCCACCCATCTCAGTCGAAGGCTCAGCACCGTGACCTGTGGTTGGAGGAATAATCACCTCAACGGTGCCGCCTGATCCTGCACCTGCACCGATACCGTTGACTTCATCGATGATGACTTTTCCGAAGGTGTATCCTGATCCACCCGAAGTAACGGTAGCAGATACAATCCGCCCACCATCAACAACAAGCGAAACACGCCCGCCAACGCCATCACCTTTAATGGGGACATTTTCATAAGTGCCATTGTTATAACCTGCACCAGACGAAGAAATAATAACAGTATCAATCTCACCACCGATTGCATCAGACACCACAGCGGTGTCGCTCAGCACTGGCATGTATTCGTTGGAGAAGAATTTAAGGACTAGACCAACAGGGATCGTATACATATACTTCCAACGGTAACCATCAGCAGTTGTGATAATGCTAGTGGAGGTGCCAGTAGGCTCAACAGTAGAAGGTTTACCGTTAGGATCAGAAGGAGATGTCCCGTTGTAAATGCACTTGTAAACTTGATAGGACGAGTTAACAACGTAGAAATCTGCGTCGTAAAGTTTCGTAGCACCCGACGATGCCGTTTTGGTTGCGCTGTAATCATGGCGATACATATCATAAACATAACCCAGACCACCAGTGGTTTGCTCTGGGGGAATCCAGTCAGTACGACGAATGACTTGGATGGTGTCATTTGCGAGGACACGCTTCATGGAGATCATGTCAGCGAAGTCATCACTAAACTCTTGGAAAGAGTCCACGGGGTCTGGCGCTGCATTCTCGTTATCCCATGGTTGGGGACGACCAATGAAAACGTACAGACGGTCACGACTACTTCCAGCATCGTTATCAGACTGAGCAGGATCAGGACCTTGCAGAGACTTGATAAGTCGGCTGGCAGTAAAAATTCTAAATTGGTCGGTTAGTAGCGCCATTTGTTACCAATTATCCTATAGATTTATTTATGGGGTTAATACTCGCCCTCATTTCTGAGGAAGGTGTTATACTCCACTGCGATGATTCTTGCTTGAGCACCAGAGGAGTTTCCGTTAAGTTGCTCACCAGGAGCAAACTTATATGTTGGGTCATTATCTTGAATAGACTCAACGTCCAGATAGAATTGACCAGACTTAGGTCCAAGTCTTCTATTTGTAGTTGTTGCTGCAATACCAGATGTCTGTCCAGTCACAATTTCAGCACCACCTGCTGTAGGAATGTTAAACAGAGTGGCAGTTATATACTCAATGGTAATAACTGCTCTAGAAACGTGTGCATCACCATCTCCCAGAGCACCTGCAGCCTGGATAGTAGCAACCAGTTGGTTAGGACTACCATCGTAGATCTGATCACCTACTTGGAAGAGCGTGGTGTTGGTGCCACCTAATTCTTCCTCAATACCATATTTAGACGAGGCAATGCCCCCATCTAGATTGATCTGGTTTTCATAATCTGTGCCAGTGTTAAGGAGATCAGGAATACCGTCCCCAAACTGCTGCACACCATTAGCATCTGTAAACTCTTCATCATCATCCTCAAACCTTCTGTTTTGAATGAGTGACAAAGGAGATGTAAATGCAACAATATCTTGACCTTCTGCTTCAACCAGAGTATGTGGTGCAATACCAGTTCCTGTAGATCCAGATGTGCCTGCAAAGAATGCAATAATCTTAGATTTTTCGTTTGATCTACCAGCATCAATAAATGCCAGCTCATCAACCTCGAAAGTCAGATAGAGTGCTCTCTCAACAGGATCCCAGTCATAAACGATAGCAACTCTGTTAGTTGCAGATTCAACGACACGTCTAACTTTGTCAGTAACCTGGAAAGCATAAAGTGTTTCATTAGTGTTGGGATCATTCTGTAATGTGTCAAGAATGACCTTCTGATCAAAGCGGAAGTTTGTGCCTCTATCACATCCAGTAAATGATGTGGCAGTTTTACCTGTATATCTAATAACTTCTCTACCGAGAAGGACTTTACCAGATCCAGGATAAGGTGCAGTTGACTCAAGATGAATGGTTTCATCACCTGTAGTCACGTCTTTCAGAAGACCTGACAAGTTATAAACAACAGAGTTTAGAGACTGTCTGTTTCTTGCAGTTTTAATTAAGTTTGTGTCTCTGGTAAAGATTACCTGAGGAGCATTAACATAACCATCACCACCTGCCAAGAGGTCAATAGTTGTGATACTGCCAAGATTGATAAATGCTTGAGCACTAGCACCAGATCCACCACCACCAATAATTTGAATTAGAGGTGGGTCTTCAAAAAATTCACCAGCATTGGTAAGTGTGATTGCAGTAACTTTACCGAATGGGTTGACGCCAGCAACACCAGTTGCACCAGATCCACCACCACCTGAGATGATGATATTAACGTCTTCCTCTGTATAGTTTCTGCCAAATTCTTCAATAGCGAGACCTGTGACCAGACCTGTAATAGGCACCAACTCAGATCCAGATCCGCCACCACCTTTAATTTCAGCATCAGCAGCAAAATACTCATCACCAAATTGAGTCATCTGAATGAAATCAATGGCACCACTACCATCATCTTTCAGGAAAATCTTACCGTCTGCAGGGACAGACGCATTTTCATCAGTAATTTCCAAACGCAAAGGATCATACCCTTCGCCTGGGTCTAACACCTCAACAGCAGTGATCTCGCCAGTGGCACCTTCAATGACTGGTCTAAGCACAGCATCCCTAATAGGTGTGCCACAATTTTCAATACGAAGTCTAGGTGGATCGGCAGGGTCATACCCACTACCTCCAGCAGTAACATAGACTTCTCTTACCCCGAATATACTATTAAATACGGGGAAGATAGCGGCACCAGATCCAGGGACTGTTCTTGGCATTAGACAACTACGAGATTACCGACCATCCCACTGTGGATGGTGCATTGATAGACATATGTTGTGCCTGCTGCAAGAGTCATAGGCACGGTCCAGTATTGGACACCATTCTGTGCTCCACTCACACCAGCAGTAACTGCAGATCCACCATTTGATTGTCTCAGTGCAAATGGGTGAGCATTACCAGTGGTATTGTTAAATCTATAAGTGAAACCACGATAGACATAGATTGTTGGATTACCACTACCATTCCAACCATTATTACTGAAGTTATAGCCACTACCTACGCTTCCACCAACCTCAAAACCAACTGCAGGAGTTGCAACTGCTTCTAACTCTCCACTTGTATTGGTAATAAAATTCTGATTTTCTGATAGAGTTTGACCACTAGCAAGATACAGATCAGCAACAATAGAAACTTGGTTTGCAGTTGCTGTGGTAGTAATACCGTTTCCACCAGCAACTGTCAAAGTTGCAGTGGTAGATCCAGCAGTAGTGCTGCCACTGTCACCAGCAAAAGTTGCAAAAAGATTTTGGTCAGCGTTAGGGGAATCGTTAGTGATCGTCAGATTATCACCAGAAACAGCAGTGGAGATCCCAGTGCCACCGATAAAGTTAATAGAAGTAGCAGTAGAATTAGCCGTCTTCGACCCCGAGTCAGAGCCGATAACAGAGAAGAGGTTTTGATCTGCATCTCCCAACGTCCCCGTCATGTTGATTGTTAAGGTATCTCCAGCAATAGATGTGGAGATGTTAGTGCCGCCAGCAATAGTAAGCACGTCAGTAGGAGCACTCGCAGTAGTAGACCCCGAATCAGCATTGATACCTTCAAATAGATTTTGTGTAGTTGCACCGCCGCCACCAGACGCTGTAGCATCATTGTCTGGATACCAGTTGCTATTAGCAGAGGACCATTTGAGGACCTGACCATCAGAAGGACCACCGCCGACTGACATGTCAACGTCAGTCAACTCGCCAATAGAAGAAGTTGTATCAATAAGTTGAATCCAAGCTCCATGTGCAAAGTATCCATGTCCTGTGTCATGGACATGAGCAAACATACCGTGGTGTGTTGCCACATCAGGCAGGTCAGTTAAGAGAGGATATGGTGCAGACCACTTAAGAAATCCGTCATCACCATCAACATATGCCAGTGCGCTACCAGCACCACCACGCCAGAATTTAATATCACCACTACCATCAGGTTGGATGTTGATATCTCCATTACTTTCAGACACAATTTTATGTGTCTTGACGTTGAGGTCTGCACTCAGTGCATCAAAATGTCCCTCAGCAAATTGAGATCCATTCCATTTCAACACTTGCCCTGAGGCAGGAGTGCCGACATTCACCAACAGGTTGGTGTCATTACCAAGAGCGGTATAGATTTCGTCAATAACGCTATTCAGTTTGATAGCACCATCTCTGAGACTATCACCTGTCCCGTCGTTTGCTGACGCTCCAATACTAAGATTCTGCTTTGCCATGGTTGGTAGATTTCTACAGTGTTATTTAGGTGCCATCGAAGGTTTGTGCCGTAGAGTCAAGAGTACTCTGCGTGCTATCGAATCTATTAGAAGTAGATCCGCTGCCACCACCAGATCCAGTAACAGTCAATACTGCTGCCTGTGAATCAAGAGGTGAGTTTTCTGCCTGGGTTGGGACTCCCAAAGGTCCAACGATACGACAACGGAATCTATATCCCGTCATGTATCCTAAGGTGCTGAGAGTGTAAGAGTTTGTGGTTGCGCCTGTGATAGCAGCAAATGCGAAACCACCATCTGTGGACCGATACCACTGATATGCAATAGGTCCGTTTTCTGGAGTAATCGCAGCCTGTACAGTAAACGTTGCCGTCTCGCCAGGATTTGTTGTTGCATTCTGAGGTTGTTGTGTAAACACCAGAGTTGCAGCAGGGGGTGGTGTGCCACCGTCTCCACCGCCACCGCCAGGAGTTGTTGGTGGTTGTAATGTAAAGTTTGTATTGATAGTCTCTCTAGTAGACTTTCCAATCATGTATGGAAACTCAGGAGCATCAATATCTTCTGGGTCTACAGATAAGAAATATGCATATGTGCCATTCTGAAATTCTGGTGTGATACAAAATCTACCGTTATGGTAGTCAAGGTCACCAGTTGCCTCTACATACTCCCAGTCTTCGACCAGTGCCCCTGCAGGAGGGTTTTGGATAGTATTACCATAGTCAGGTCTCCCAGCCGCTTCAACTGATTTCGTTGAATAGGAAGATGACATAATTCTAGGACCACTCAGATTATCCCAAGGCGAATCATAAGCATAAGGTCCGTAGATGGGGAATCCATCAAACGCAATACCAACGATCTTAGAATGACCGTCAGGATGTCTTAGGTTGTCACCATTATATTGTGTGCTTCCATAATAATCATTGTATCCCGCCATTGCTGATCCCTCACGCCAGCAATCCAGGAAGTGGGTATCGTGATAGTGATACTGTCCGTTTTGCTCAGGGTGTCCACCACAATCATCATCACCAAAATCTACAGGAGATTGTGGGTAGTGAGCATTCCAACTGAATCCTACTGGCGGGTTGCCACCATTACCCGCAGAAGGGTTAAACAAAGCAACGCCGTTAGCGGCAATGCCAATAGTGCCAAGCGGAGTTGCACTTCTCCCATTTCGTTGATCATAGTATTCGTATGTGCCTGTTGTAAGAGACTCTTGGTCTCTCATGATGAGATCAAGTCTATCAGATGTTGCTAACCAACATTCATCTTCAATAGATGTAAAGGTAGTGCCCTTATATAAGAATACTCTCTTAATACCATCACTAAAGGTAAACATTAGTCTATCGCCTACCTGGATCTCATCTCCAAACAACGCATTGTCATTCAAAGATATGCTGATAGATCTAATGAATCCATCTTGATTCCAAGTAGCAGAATCGAAAGTACGACTAATACCAAAGGATCCACCACGATAAGTGAAAGCATGATCAAAGTCCTGCTCTGCTACCGTGTTGGGGTTGTTTTCATTAGGAAACGTGCCAAAACTTACAGGAGCAGGGAGACCGTCCGCCGCTACTGTAAGAATGTCAGTGGCATCGTTAAAACTTGCCGTTGCTCCCATGGTTTTACTTTTATTTAGATGTCGTCGAAGATTTGATCTGGGGTGAAGTTACTAATCACAGTAGCACCAGTCTGGACCGTGAGGATAGCAGACAGTGAGTAGACAGGTGTAGCACCTGCAGCAGTGATTGCAACTCTGTATTCATCACCATCGTCTGCCTGAGCGGCATTGTTGGTATTGTAGGTTGCTTGGTTAGCGCCAATGATATTGCTCCAGGTCTGAGTGCCGTATTCCTTCTTCTGCCACTGGTAGTTGAGTTGCTGACCGTTGGTGACAGTAGCAGCAACCGTGAAGGATGCAGTCTGACCCTGGTTAACGGTAACGTTGACAGGATCTTGAGAGATTGCAATCGTGCCAGGATCGATAGTGACACCGCCTTCACCACCAGATTCGGCAGCGTTGTAGATATCACGACCACCGTTAACAGGCGTGCCCTCAGGATTAACAAAGTCGTCAGGGACAGTGTTATCGATCTGGACAATAGGTGCTGTGTATCCAACACCAGGGGTCTTCACGTCAATGCGTGTGATACCCATGAGTGCCTTGATACGACCGTCAAATCCAGAGGAGGAGATCACATCCACGTTGGGGCGTGTAGTGTAACCATCACCAGGATTGGTGAGAGTTGCAGTTGTCAACTGACCAGAGCGGATAGTTGCCAATGCAGCAGCGTTACGACCCTTGACAGATCCTGTGTATTCAAAGGTAATCAAGGAGTTGGAAGATTCGATCAGAGCAACGTCACGAGCGAATTCCTCACCGTCAATCTCAAGTTTGTCACCTGCTTCCACAGGAGGCACAACGGTTGCAGCGATCACGTCCGTGTCAGATCCAATGTAGGAGAATCCAACGAAGGTTGATCCTGCGCGAGGCACTTCAGCGAAGATGATTCTAGATCCAACGATCTCGTATGCGACGCCAGGTTCCTGAATGATACCGTTGAGTGAAACAATGATGTTGTTTTCTGGGCGAATCACGTTAGAAGAAACACCCTCAGTCAGAGTCAGTGAGTAGAAGAGACCTTCACGTCTGAGGTTGAAGGACGAGCGCAAGGAGTCAAACTCGAAGCTGATATCGTCCATCTGACGGAGTTTACCAACGTAGTAACCAACGAATTCAGATCCAATGTCGGGTGCCTCAGAGAAGTTAATCTTGTCGGAGAATGCGACGTAGGAGTTGTTACCGCCAGGAGGTTGCAGGATACCGTTAACGAAGATGAGCATGTGACCAGCAGGATCTGGGAAGTATGCTTCACCGTTGCTGATCGTGAGATCAAACTGTGTCTGACTACCGTCGAAACCACGGAAGTAACGATCAACACGACCCTCAAGCGTGCGTGCCTTAGAAACCGCACCACCCCAACCGTAATCGGAGATGACGGACATATTATCAACAAAATTACCAACTGCATTTTCCAACCAGATGGTTGCAGTGATACCTTGCTGCTCGATAGCAGCCACGCGCCCGTAGGATGTATATCCAGTGTCAGTGTAGGATGTAACGTTGGCATAGATGCTTGGGAAGTTAGATCCAAGATCAAGTTTACCAATGTTGTTAGCAGGTTGAGTGACAGCAGAGATAGGTTCGCCAGTGCCCACGTCAATCAAGTTACCAATAAAGAGGCGATGAATGCCATAGTTGGGATCGTTAGTATCTGTGATGCCAGTGCCATCGATGTATTGCGTGACAGTTGCACGGAAACCAGGGTCTTTCAGTGTAGTGCCCTGCAGGAGGACAACTTCATCACCCACACGGAATGTGTCAGAGACGCCTGTGTCAATAATTGCAGGACCAAGCTCCAACTGATAAACGTTAGTGCCGTGGATATACTGGTTAAGTTGAATCTGTGTGCCAGAGAGACCCTTAACTTCAAGGATGTAGTCAGTGACGCTACCGTAGATAACATCACCAGCTTCCCAGGCATCGCCAATGGTCTCAACGTCGATTGTGATGCGACCACCGTCATTACCTGTAAGAGATCCAGACTTATTGAGGTATGTGTTAGCGTATGCCTCAACAGCAGAATCCTTATCAAACAACCAGTCGCCTTGTGCGAATGCACCTCTCTCGACGTTAATCAACATGCGAGAATCGAAGGATGTAACCTCAGCAGTTGTGCCGCTATCGTCACCAACCAGGGTATCACCAACGTTGATCACGCCCGCAACAGTAATCAGATTAACGAAGTTTTCACCATTGCTATCTGTCTTACCTGTCTGGAGAATCTTGCCGTTAATGGCAGAATTTCCTTGGACTCTAACAATCTCACCATTCTGGAAGTTTTCATAAACACCCAGATTCTGACTGACAGTATCCAACTCATAACGAGTATAAAGTCTGTTGATTTCTGCTTGGTTGAGCGAGACGCTACCAATTTCAGAGGAAGACTCAGAGGTGGTGCCGTAGATAACATCTGCGGGGTTGAATCCACCCTGGATAGGTGTCTGCGAAGGATCTGCGGGGAATACAGGAGTCTGTCTGGTGATTCCACTACGTCTGACAACTGAGAAGATTTGTTGACCAGAGTTACTGGTATCAACTTCAATTCTTCTAAATCTACCGTCATGCATGTAATGAGCACCAACTTCAAACCAAGTTGCAGTGGCAGTCATCACATACCAGTAAGATTGACCAGCAAATGCTTTGACGGAAGTCTCAGATGCTGGGATATACTGGAGGATATCACCACGACGGAAGGAGTTGGCGCGGTTAATTCTAACTCTATACTCAGCGCGATCGAAACCAACGGGGACGATAGGAGTCAGAGTAACCAGAGCAGGATCGGTGTTGTAGTCATAACCCAACTCATATTTGGTGCTGATGTTAACAGCGTCGGTGCTAGGCACCCAGGTAACACTGCCTTCTGTTGGGAATTTAGATGTTTCCAGAGCATACTCGACTGAGTTGATAGAAGAGTCAATGATAAATTCAGATGCCTCACGGTTATAATCAAGGCGACCATTCAAAGCAATTTGATAAGTAGCATAATTTGCCCAACCAGCATCACTGATCAACTGATACAGGACTGACTTGGTAAATTCACGTACGCGAGTGGTTGCATAAATCAAATGCGTGCGAGGCACATCTTGGAATGCAATGAAGTTACCTTCACCATCAAACCAATTTTGGACTAATCTGAATGAGCCTGCATTACCGCTAGTAATCAAGTCATATCTAATTGCCTTAACAAGATCACTACAATAATCCACCGTCATATTGGTGGTGCCATAGTATGCTAATGTCTCATCATATGCTCTCTGTGCGATAGCATCCTTGTTGAAGAGAAGCATGTCAGCAATGGTCCTGTCAGTGTTGAATCCAGCACCAAGGGTATCTGACATAATGTCAAACAAGGTGTCGATAGCAGACTGTGGTCCTTCACATGTGCCCTGTTGATATACAGTGTTTGTATATTGTGATGCTCTAGTTGTCCTAGTGATATTACCTAAAGCATTAAAGTTATTATTTGCTGCCTGCTCAATAGTCTCAATATAAATTTCGATCAGAGTATCAATGGCAGAAGCAACTTCAGCACAAGTTTCACTCCACTGACCAGCAGAAGAATTGTAAGTTACTGTCAGATCTCTATCTGCAGTTTCAGGCGTATATTTGATTGGCCAGATAGTAGGCAGAGTGCTTGTGCGACTTCCAACATTACCAGGATTGCTGATCGCGTCTGTGACCAGTGCCATCAGAGTATCAATTTCAGATGCAACAGCGTCAGACTCATTGCCAGTATATCCAGGATCTACCAGACGTGATCTGTAGTAAGTCAAATCACCTGTTGTATATGCCCATGCCGCTGTAGGCTCACCCGAGCAGATGCTGTTATCGGAAGATACCGTAGCAAAACCAGCAGGAGATCCACCAGACCACAGACCGCTACCTTCAGCAAGACCAGTTTGTATCCCAGCAGTTTCTGCCTGATCAATAAAATTACCATCAATCCAGAGTCTGACACGACCACTTCCAGATCCGAGCGTGCCACCAATTCTAAATTCCCAAGTAATCTCATGCTCACCACCATCAAAGTAATCTGACAAACTGGAAATTGCTACGTCAAGAAGTGCAAGACCATTTTCATTGACTGTTGTAGTGCCACCTGAATAGGATCCAGTACTGGTGCCAGCACGGACTCTCAAGTATGTGCCACTATCTCTAATACCAACGAATGCACCAACACTGTTTCCGCCAGACTCAAAGAGGACACCATCACTAGGTGTGGTGCTTGGTAGGACTGTAACTACACTACAGACCAGATCTTCATCATTGGTGAAACCAGTTGTGGAGTTTGAAGCAGATTGAATATCGTTTGTGCCATTAGTAAATGTGCGAGTAACGATGTTGTTATATCCGCCAGAGATATCAATACCTGTATCGGGGAAACTGGTTCTCAGTGTTGTAGTAGGTTTGGGTGTAGCATCTGCAAATGTCTGCACGCCGCCACTATAGGATGCAACGTTGTTGATGATCTGACCACGCATTGCACGCTTGACCAGTCTCTTCGCTTCATTCAGAATCCAGTTGGTTTCTGTTGCTTGAGCAGTAACGTGTGCAAGAGATCCACCGTATGTGGTATAGAATTCAGAGACCCAGTTAATCCAGTTGTCTCCACCATACTTAAGGTTGAAGACCAGTGCTCTGAGGATGTCTGTCACATCATGGACGCAATCGATACTACCATTAACGACCACAGCACCAGTATTTGCCTCAACAAATGTGTGAGTATATTGCTCACCAGCAGGAGACGCACCTACGTTAATTGTGATTGTGTCTGAGGTGACAGCGGTAATTGCTCTAGACGTGCCATATGCAGGATCGCCCTTACGAGGATAGTAATTAGTTACTTGGTTACCATCAAGGGTGCAGGTGAAACCAATAGAGTCAGGTCTGATGGAGACTCTATTGCTAGTGGTCAGACCATGAGCAGACGCGAAGGTCAACGTCATGTCACCATTTGCTGCGTTATATGTTGCAGTGGTAGGAGTCAGTTGCTGACCACCATAACCACCACCGTTGATATTCAGTGAAGGATACTGTGCTACACCAGCAGCAACTGCTTGCTCAGCGATCCAACGAATATTTGCATCAATAGCATCACCACAATCACCAAAGATTTGCTCTCTGGGATTTGCTTCGTAAGAAGAAGGATCAATATTGTTAGGATCATTGCCAGGGATATAATCTCTACCGAATGCATTTCTCATGGTCAGGATAGACATATCCCTGACAAGTTTCATGACAGTAACAGTTGCTTCCCAATCATCTTCGATATGCTTCAGAGAATTATTCTCTGGCTCAATATAGAGATTTGCAGCATCCCAAGTTCTTTCATTACAGTTGTATCTGAGGTCATGAGATAGTGCATTGAGGATATCTTTAACATCATCAGTGCAGTTAACAGGACCACCCTTGATCTTAAAGTTTGCATACTTAGACATGTCATTCATGGTCTCAACTGCCTCGTGAGCAATCAGATCAATGTTTGCCTTGATGAGATCGGTAGCATCCTTATAACGATTCCAGTTAGCAACGTTGTCTTGAGGATATCCCTCATCATCGATTGTGATGGTATCGTCTCTGTATGCACCCCGAGCAGTAAACTGAGGTGTATGATAATCATCTTGCGACCATGCAGGAGCACCGAAATCTGCAGCAACCTCGCCAGGGGAGAGGAGAAGATTATTACCTGCCTTTTGGCAGAGATACTTGGCGTGCTCAAATGCATCCAGCATTGGATTCAACTCATGCTCAACATGAAGGATGTTGTCTTGAGAATCCAGATACTGATCAATAACTGCCTCAGTCTGATATGTGCCACCTGTGCAAAGGTCAGCAATTACAGCAGGAATGATAAATTGCTTAACATCTCTTTCGCAGTATGGTTGACCATAACCAGGCATGACCAAGAACTGAGTTGGGTTGCCTTGAAGATCAACTGTATACTTATCGATAATGTAACCAGCAACTTCTTCTGCGATGTAGTCGCGGTTTTTCCAGATCAAGACACCAGTGTCTCTGAAGATATCAGGATTAGGTGCCAAGACTTCCAGCACTTCACGACCCAGCTGATCAAACTCATCTTGGATAGCTTGAGATGCAGGAGATGCGAAGTTGTTAGGAATTCTCAGTCTGTTTGTATAGGTGCCAGTCAGAGTTGTGTCAGTTGTAGTAATTACATACTTACAAAGGACGAATGCCTGATCCCATGCATACAGAGTTTGCAGAATCTCATTACCAACGTGCTTCAGTTTGCCTGATGCCTCAAGGTAAGTACGAGCAGTATAGAGAGAGTTGTAGTTACCACCGTCTCTCAAGTCCTTGACAAGAGCGCCGATGATGTAGTCTTTAGTATCCCTGATACACTTGTTGGTGCCTTGATATGTGCCTTCGGCCACGTTGTTGCCAGGGATGACAAAATCAGGGAATGCTGCTTCCATTCTACCGACCGCTTCTTCAGCAATCCAAGAGGCATTGAGGTCGATAATATCAGCACAATTTCTGTGAGCAGATCTACCAAGATCGACGTTTTCAATGATTGCAAAGTTGAGATCGTAGTTGAGCTCCTTAACAGCAGCAGAGGAAATACGCTGACCAGTGTAGGTAGCATATGTTTCCTGATTATCCATGACGAAGGGTTGCTCACCATCTAGACCAAACTTGACATACTGGTTGTTGTAGTCAATTTGGGTAGGAGGTGTAAAGGTAGAGTTGAAGTCAGACTGACCATTCTTGACAACCACGTTATCCATATAACCAGTAAACTGGTTAGCACCGTTGAAGTCAGATCCGATATAGATGGCAGCGTAACCGTAGTCGTTGGTGTCAGCATAGTTACCACCAACCTGTGTGCCATCAACGTAGAGTTGAAGCACGCTAGATTCTCTAACCAACGCAACGTGATGCCAGTTGTTAGCAATCATTGTGCCACCAGTCAGCAGTTGAGACGTGCCGTTGTAAACAGTAATTGCACCAGAAGTCTGCAGAGTAATCCTCAAACCAGAGGTAGCAGATAGACGACGGAAGTCAAACAGGTGCTGAGTCGTGCTCAGGTTATCTGCTCTAACCCAACCTTGGATGGTAAAGTCTGCAGTGTTACCGAAGGAGAAGTCGTAACTATCTCTAGTAACCAGATATCCGCTAGCTGGGAATCTGACCGACTTACTGCCGCTAAGTCTCTTATATTTTTGAATAACACTTTGCGTTACATTATTCTGGTTGGCAAGAGTAGAGTTAGTAATATACTCATTCTCTTGGAATGTGCCAGTAACTTGATCAGCAAAGATCCACTTCAGACCAGTATTGGATCCGATTGCCTCAAAGGTTGCACCGCTAGTAACACCAGTAATGCTGTCGCCAACGATAAACAAACCGCCCGTGCGATCCTTATATGCAATCTTCGTGGTGCGGATATTTTCACCAGCAACGAAGGTGCCGTCAGTGATGCTTGCGAGAGCGTTAATGTTGTTGAGATTTTGTGCCGAAATCGCAGTCGTAGAGATGTCTACGAGCGTAGCGATATATGCCTGGACATCAGCACAATTCTGGATCGACTCATTTCGGCCTGAGTAGTAATTGGGGTCGAAATACTTAGCAGTTGTGCCACCACCAGTGAAGACTGCATTAGGCAGTGCGCTGATGAATTGGTGAGTATATCCACCACCACTGCTGACTGCATTAGCAGAAGCAGAAACAAAGGAGTGGACATACTGCTGATCAGCAGGAGATGCAGCAACGTTAACTGTAATAGTAGTTGCAGTTACGGCATGGATAAACAGACGCTTGCCAGAAGCAGGGTCAGTAGATCTAGGATATGTGTGAGTGGTAGCATTGCTATCCATATCACATGTGAATACCAACGAATCGTTAGCAATGGTCACATAGTCATTGATTTCAAGACTGTGTGATCCAATGGTCAATTCCATATCACCTGTTGCTGGATTGTAAGTAGCAGCAGTTGGGGTGTATTGGACCAGAGGAGATGCACCAATGTTTACTGTGATTGTAGTGCCAGTTACTGCACTAATGGCAACAGCAGTATTGAATGCAGGATCTCCAGCACGAGGATAATCGTGGAAAGTCCTATCGCCGTCAGCATCACAGGTAAACTTCAGAGAGTGTGGACGGACCTTAATAGTATCGGATGTAGTCAGACTGTGAGTGCCGATAGTCAACACCAACTGACCATTTGAAGGTGTGTAGACTGCAGCAGACACATCGAATTCTTCCAGATCTGCCTCACCACCGCTGTAGGGTCCCTGATATGTGGTGGGATCCTTAAGCATGAATCCGTTAACGGAAATTCTGCTATTGATCTGATGATAAAGGAGGTTGTTGATTGCCTGGAAGGACAAGTGCATTGCCTTATCAATAGCAGTCAAAGATTCTGCATATTCACCAATCAGACCGTTGGCAATAGGTGCTCCAGCAGCATCGAAGTACTTCTTAGTGAATTCAATGATGTTGTAGTTACCACCCTGAGAAACGTCTTCTGCAAGAGCATCAAGCATCAGACCAATGTCACGACGACACTTAACTTGACCTGGAGAATAGGTGCCAAGGGACTCATCAGGAAGGTCAACCAGTGTGCCATTCAGCAGAGTTTCATCAACAACTTCATAGAGAGTTGTGATTGCTGCCTGCACATCTGTGCAGTTATCAGTGCCATTGTTAGACTGGTTAGGACCATTAGTGCCATAAGGATCGTTAGGTGATGGGTCGGCAGTAATACCGTTACCATCGTAACCACCATGATCAACTTCACTCCAAGGAATGAATGTGACACCACCATTGGGTTGACCAGATGGTGCTGTGAAGTTAGAAGTCAGATTGTTGGTGATTGCCAACTTCATCAAATCTTTTGCCTTCTCAAATCCATAACGAGTCTCAGCAGACTCATTATTGACATACACAAAGTTACCATTTACATCGAAATACTTTTGGCAAAGTTTACGAGTATAGACGTTACCACCACGGAAGATATCGATAGAGATTGCATCAATATACAATTCCAGGTCACGAATACACTTAGCAGGATCGGGGACGGTGAGTGACGTATATTGCGTCATCATCTCATCGTATGCCTTATTAGCAATGTACTCCTTGTTTCTCTGGATCAAACGATATGCATCAGAATATCTGCTCCAAGAGTTAGTGATAACATCACCAGGGAAGTAGAATCTAGGATGTCTAACAGCAATCTCTGCTTCAGCAAAGTCGATGATTTGCTGCTTGTTGCCAAGGATCATTGCTGAAGCATCCTTGAATCTGTTTGCAGCAACACCATGGAATACGGAAACAGGGTTGCCGTAATTTGCTCTGTTGTTGATAACGATATCACCCTCAGAGAATGCACCGTTTGCCAACTGAGTATATTGGACTTCGGTGTTTCTAACTTCTTCAAAGTCGAGGAAGTCAGCATTGATTCTATTGGCAGAATCGTAAAGCTCAGTAGGTGTAATAGAAGATTCGGAAATGTTATCCAAGATAACATTAGGATTAGTAATACTAACCAAACGCTCAAACAGCAGACCATAGAATGTAGATCCAGCGTTGATAATCAATTCATCAACAGGGTCGCTGGTGGCGGGATCAATATAAGGAGAGATGAATGTAATCTGACCAGCAATTTTAGACTTAGCAGAATAAACATATTCATTCAATCTCAGGTCAAAGATACCAGTTTCAAACTGTGCAGTACCTGAAGTCTTACTGACAACAATATCATCAGTAACGTTGCCTTGCTCATCAATATTTGTTTCTTCAATAATTGCAGTATCACCTTCAAGGTTGGTAATAGATTCGCCAAACTCAAAGATAGTATTGGTATTCAGTTGAGTAACACTCAAGATAAGACCCGAGAAGAGAGTGCCACGAGTGATCTCTTCATTCAAGTTGAATGTGCCACCAACCAAGTTGATAACGTCGATATGAGTTGTGCCAGAGTCGATAACAGTCGCAACAACGTCGCTATCTACACCTTGGACTTGCTGACCCAATGTTGGGAAGATACCAAAGTTTGGTGGACCTGCCTGACCAGAATACAACTCAATTCTGTAAATTGGTGTAGGAGTGATCTGGAGGGATCTATAGTTAACCCTAGATGCAGGTTTGGGAGGCTCAGCAAATACAATGTTGCCACCAACAATAGAGTAGGAAATGCCAGGTGCCTGAATCACACCGTTGATGGTAATCATCAACTGATTCTGCTGGACGATAACTTGCTCACCTTCGACTGT